ACCAGGACTCTACTGCCGTTAGGTGCAAGGGTAAGCCACTGCATACACTGCTCAGCACTAGCTCCACCCCACTCGTTCTCTCCCTCTGGCGTAACCACTTCATAGAATAAGATTAGATCCGACTTAGGTGGGTGAATGGTGTACACGTTACTCACTCGTAGCTCTTCCTTCCTTGTGTAATGAACAGTAATTATTACCTGCGTAATACCAAAAGTATCCGGTATCAGCATCTTCCCAACCGCAATAGCCACACTTATAGTTACTCACTCTCGTCCTCCTCGAACCCGAATAGCCGGGACATAGCCGAATTGGCCCGGCGTAGGTTCTTGATAGCTTCCGCTATCTCTTCCTCTTGTAGATTCTTCTCAGCTTGATTTATACATAGGTCGAACTTAGCTTCTAAGTACTCTCTATTCATTGCCCTCTCCCTCTAGTATTTCCTTATCGTTACACTTTTGACACCAACGCCGGGTATTCTTCTCCGGGTAAAACCACGCATCACACTCCGGACATCTCATCTCGTCCCACGTATCCATTTTCATAGTGTGACCTCTTCCACCATTACATCATCATAACCGGAGCTTATCCACGCTAGCGCGATTCGATCCGCGTCCACTTTATTAAGGTAGCCCGGGTTTACCTCTCCACCACCTACCCATACGCTATAAGTAACCATTACGCTACCTCTCCCTTGTGTGTGCAACAGGTATCGCAATTACCGCAATCTCCGCAGCGGTTATCTCTGCTTGATAGGTCATAAGAGGTAGCGCACTTATCGCACTCTCCCGCTATCTCTCCCGTAGGGTTAGAGCTTGACCAAGATACTGTCTCTACATCATCACTGTCTCCCTCTCCACACTCACAATAGTGACCGTCCGTGTAGCAGACATAGAGCCCGCTAAAGTGTGTACGGTAACCGTAGCTGCGGTATCCGTCGCTATCTTGCACGTAGTATCTACCGTGTATATCTTGCTTAGCTCCGGCTATCTCGCGCTCTCTCTCTAGTGTAGTCATTACGCTACCGCCCCTCTAAAGTAGCGATCTATTCTCGCTCTCGCACACTTTACGCATATGTTTACCGCGTCACCGTCGTACGGGAATAGTTCCCCGCAGTCCTGGCATACTGTCTCACTCATAATCTAACCCTTTCGCTAACTATCTCACTAACTCTTAGTAAGATACTACCTTACTCTACCGTATTAGGCAGAATAAGATAGTACACCACTAAATTAGATTACACGCATAGGCATAAGCAAGGCCCGCCACTCTACTTTAGTAATCGGTAGGTGAATGATAATAGGCTTACCCTTACCGGTAAACTCTACTCGTACCGCGTTACCCTTACCGGCTATCTTCGCATAGTCAGCGAATAGGGCCGGGTTAAATGCGATCTCACCTAGCTGCTCTCTCTCACTCTTATTAAGTAGGTCATCGAAAGTATTAGGGTAGTTCGCGTCTAATAGTTGCACGGTAATAGAGCTCCCGCTCACGCTCACTGTCAATAGGTCACCGATACGGTTAAGAGTTACGCGTGAGACTTTATTACTCTTCGCTAACTCTATGACACGCTTAACATCAGCGAGAGAGATAAGGCTAGGCGACAACTGCCCGTGCTCTACCTCTATCTTTCCCTCTATTAAGCGGTATCTATCGGTAGCACGTGCCACTAAATAGCCCGCTCCCGCTCCCTCTAACTGCACACTATTAAGCGCGTATAGGCTCTTGTCTTTACTTGAGTGAGTACTCGCTCCCTCTAGTAACTCAATTAGTGTCGCATTCTCTACCTCTACCGTGTCGGTTAGGATCTTATTCTCTTGTACTGTAGTCATTACTTAACCCTTATCTCTTAGTTATCCGGCTAGGTACCGGCTACCCTCTACCGCTTACGCGGTAAAGGATAGTCACCTACCTAGTGAACTCTTCGCCGTAACACTCTAACATCGTGCCGATACAGTAACCCTCTCCCGGCACGTACCACACGTGCCCGCTCACCCATATGAGCGCGGCAAGTAAAGCCAGAGCTCCGGGCAAGTAAATAAGTATCGCCCTCCCTCTCTTAGTAAGTCTCATTACTTATCTCCCTCTCTCGCATATACATAACCATTCTACTTGTCCGCAGTCATCGCAGTAATCTTTCATTACTCTAGTCCCTCCACAATAGAGCGAGCATACTCATATGCCGGTTCGCTATCGAATACCGGAGTAGTGGCAGTATCGAACCAATCGCTGAACCGGTAAGTAACGCTCACGATATCGCGGTCCTTATGCTTAATCTCTAAGTAACTGCTAGGACCGCCGTAAGATAGACATACGACGGTTAAAGTGTAGTTATCAATAGATAGGGCCGGGTCATCAAAGTAATCATCGTGATTAGGGTTGTCCATCATCGCGGTTAGGTCATCGTTAAGAGACTTTAGTGAGTCCTTAATTCTATCCTGGCAAGTCTCTTGCTTTTTTGCTGTAGTCATTACTTTACCTCCATAACTAGGCCGAGAGTGAATTCACTATTTACTGCATCAAAGTCACCGGTTATTAGTTCATAGTCTGCATACTTATAGGCCTCTTCATAGTTATCCGCCTCTATCTCTGTCTCTAATTGTGTAGTAACTGTCGCATAAACTCTGTACTTTGGCATTCTATTATCCTTATCCATTAAAGCGGTTTAGGTAGGTGGCTTTAATAAGTAAATCATAGGGGACTATTCCCCATAGTGCAAGGCCATAACTGCCGGAGTTTTGGTAACGATTAGGTAACGATTATCCGGGTAATAAGGTAGACAATTAGCGCGGTTATGTCTAGGATCTTAATACAGTAAGAGAATAGATAGCCGGCGATTAGGTCACCGGGTTAGAGGGTTAGGGCTATCGGTTCACCGGTTAGGCCATTACTTAATTAGGTAAGGCTTAGGTCAATAGGTAGCCGGGAAAGTAGTCGGCCCTCCGTATCTTTCTAACAACCTAGACAGTAACCGCCGGACTGTCTAACCCTTAGCCGTAGGTTTAGCCTACCGCGCAGCAACAAGGACCCCCCATTGCTGAATTGTGGGTGTGGGTGCGGGGTACTCCCCAACAAAAAATATTTGCTAAAGTGAAAGCTGCGATCTAGCCTCTGACCTGCGGTTTTAGTACTGTGATGTAACTCACATTAGGAAAGCGAGAAATCCAGTCCTTTTCCTGCCTTATATATAGTAGGGGAGTAAAACGGGGAGAGTATGTTTTACGACCCTTGGTTGGCCTCTAGCGAGGCCCCTAGGCCGAGTACTGACTTACCCCTCAGTTCGCTGTGGCTCCTTCGGGCGTTAAGCCCGACCTGCCCAGTATTTTTAGTGGGGATAGCTCTATCTCTAATAGGAAGATCATACTCAACCTAGTATAAAAGAAATGAGCATCCGCGCCGATGATACGCAACTATACCGAAGAAGAGTTATATCTCCAGGCTACCTCCAGTAGAAAATTCTGGAAGCAGTACAAGGCAGAGCGAGAGTCCCGTCGCTTAGAAATGCGCCGCCAGATTGCGGCGGCAATTCTAGTAGAAGAGATGAGACGGGAAAACAGTGGCCGATAACAGCGCCGACATCGCCAAGAGAATCATCCTTGGTTGTGTAGCAGAGGGTATGACCATCGAGCAGGCTTGTGCCTCCGCTGGTAAATCCATTAAGACTTACGAGTACTACCGACGTACCGATAAGGTTTTTACAGACAAGGTTGACCGAACACGCCTTGGTCTAAAGGACAAGAGCTTTGCAACATCCGATGTCCACGACATTACCTTTGCCGAGTTCCGCCAGAAGTTCCTGCACTCCCAGACTTTTCCACACCAGCAAAATCTGGTAGATATGATCGAAGGCCGCGAACCTGGTTGGATGCACCCTTCTATGAAGTATGAGCCGGGCCTTGCTAGTAATAGAATCCTGATTAACATTCCGCCCAACCACGCTAAGTCCATTACGATTACGGTTGACTATGTTACGTGGCAGGTAGTACGTAACCCCAACTTTAGAGTTTTGATTGTTTCCCAAACCCAGCAGTTAGCTGCCGACTTTCTCTACGCCATCAAGCAACGCCTGACTCATCCGATGTATGAATCACTCCAACAGGCTTACGCTGCTGGCGTAGGGTTTAACTCTAAGTCAGCTTCTTGGCAGGCAACCCGCGTCACCTTTGGTTCCGAGCTACGTGAGTCTAGTGAAAAAGATCCAAACATCGAAGCCATTGGTATCGGTGGTCAGATCTACGGTAAGCGTGCAGATATGATTATTGTAGACGACGCTGTTACCTTAAAGAACGCTAACGAGTTTGAAAAGCAGATTCGCTGGTTAACCCAGGACGTACGCTCACGTTTGAACCCTACAGGTAAACTTGTAGTTATTGGTACCAGAGTTTCGGCTATGGACCTATACCGCGAGCTGCGTAACGAAGACCGCTACCCAGGCGGTCTGGTCCCGTGGAAGTACTTGGCTATGCCAGCGCTATTAAAGACAGATGAAGACCCTGACAAGTGGGAAACTTTGTGGCCAGCTAGTGATGCCCCATTCGATGGTCAGATGGAATCTGATAAGAACGAAGACGGCCTCTACCCTAGATGGAATGGTCGCAATCTTTACAATGAACGCCAAGCTATGGATGCAAGCACCTGGGCTTTGGTGTATCAACAACAAGATATCTCAGATGATGCCATCTTTGATCCGGTATGTGTGCGAGGTTCTATAGATGGTATGCGTAAAGCAGGTCGCTTGGTTCCTGGTAACCCAGGCCATCCGCGTGATGTTAACGGCTTTTCTTTTATTTGTGGTCTTGATCCCGCTATGGTTGGTGATACAGCCGTCGTTTGTTACGCTGTTGATAGGGCTACACATAAACGCTATATCGTTGATGCTATTAAGATCACTAGGCCAACGCCTGCTGCGATACGCCAACTAATCTTTGACTGGACTTCCCTATACCAGCCCAGTGAGTGGATAGTAGAGAAGAACGCTTTTCAATCATTCCTTACGCAAGATGAGGGCATCCGCCAAAATCTTGCAAGCCGTGGCGTTCTATTACGTGAACACCATACTGGAACCAATAAGTGGGACTCCGGTTTTGGTGTTGCTTCTATGTCAACACTGTTTGGCACAAAGCAATTTGATGGTAAGCACCACCGCGACAACCTTATCCACTTACCTAGTGACCAGACTGAAAACGTTAAGGCGCTTATCGAGCAATTGATTACGTGGTCACCAACTACTAAGGGTAAGACCGATATGGTGATGGCTCTGTGGTTCTGTGAGATCAGAGCACGCGAGATGCTTAACCAAGGTATGCACAAGACACACCATATGAAGAATCCTTTTCTATCTCGTTTCGAGGTAGGCAAACGAACAGTTGTCAACATAGATGAACTGCTCGCAGAGAAAGACCGTACGTTCATCTAACAAGGAGATAACAATGGCATCAACAGAAGATAAGGCTCGCAAAGCACGCAACCGTGCATTTGATCAAGATTACCCACGTGGTGCTTCACGTGGCGATACTGACGCATTAGTTATGGATTTAACGCGTGGTAAGGCTAAAGGATTTGATAGACTTGGCCGTTACGTAGATGCAGAAGAACAACGCGCTGCTAACCTAATGCAGCAACGTCGTCGTCTTGATACTGCAAAAACTGCAGCACGTGGTAACGCTATTGAAAAGCGTACTGCTGCAAAGAAGGCAGCAAAGACACTAATTACTGGTGCTACTGGTGGTGCAGCAAAGAAGCAAGCACCTAAGCCAGCAACTAAGAAGGCAGCGGCAGCAAAGCCAAAGACTATTGGAACTGGACCTAATAAGGCAAAGGTAACACCTATGTCTCCTGCTAAAAAGAATGCTAAAGGTCTACCAAAGACTGGTCGTCAGAATGTAAAGAAGAAGGCTAAGTAATGCCAAATATGAAGAAGCCTGCACCTAAGAAGATTACTGGTAAGCCAGTTCCTGCATCAAAGAAAACTTTAATGCCTAAGACTGGACCAAGTGGTAAGAAGAAGTTAATGCCACTTACAGGACCTGCAGCAGTTGAGGCGATCCAACGTCGTACATCACCTGCTGGTGTTAAGAAGGCAGAGATGGATGCTAAGAAGGCAACCAACAAGAAGTACCCAGGATTATACAAAAAGTCTAAGTAAGGATTCCTAATGGCAATGTCTAAAAAAGAAAAAGATGCTTTTTTTGCAGAAGTTAAAAAGCGTGGAAACATCAAAAAGGGCGAAATCATTAACCCTGGTTCTGTTGTACGTGGAGTCGCTAAGGTTGCTGGCAAAGTTGCTGGAAAGCAAGTTGCTAAAAAAGTAGCAGCAAACGCTGGCAAGAAGTTAACTCCTGCAGAAAAGGCAAGAGTTAAAGACGTTAAAACTATTGTTAAGGGTACTAAGCCAGGCAGTCTTCAAAAGATGATGGACAAGTTGCCGCTTGAAGAAAAGCGAGCATATTCAGAAGCGCTAAGAAAATCAATCCCAGCAAAGAAAAAAGCAGCAGTTTACAAGAAGACTGCAGTAAATGTTCCAGCAAGGGCTAAGACTAAAATTATGAATAGCCGTGGAAAAATAATCACTATTAAAGAAAACTAAGGAACTCAATTGTTATCAGTCAAAGAAGTTGACGCTAAGCTAGCACGCTTACGTACTCGCTCATCAGCGCGAGATCAACGTATGCGTG